TTATTCAAGCGCCCCCCGCACCGCCCGCGCCACCTGCCGCGCACTCCGCGCCAGCGCCTGCGGAGCCTCGCCCCCTGCAGCATTGACGTTCACCGTCACCCGCACGTCTCGCCCGCCGCCGGCGCCCGAAGGCAGCACCCGCCCGCTGCTCGTCGGCACGAACAGTTCCGGCCCGCGCTCCCCCACCACATAGCCGCGCCCCGGCGACACCGGCCCGCCGGTCGCCCGCCCCGGCAATCCCAGCGCCGACCCGATCAGCGAAGCGCCGATCCCCAGCAACCCGCTTCCTCCGCCGCTGGTCACGCTCCCAATACCGGCCTTCAGCGCATTGGATGCGATCTCATCCAGCACGCCGAGCGCCACCCGCGCCAAATCCTCGAAGCCGAACTTGCCCGTCTTGACCGCGCGCAGCAGCCCCGCCTCAATCGCCCGTCCCGCGCGGCTGGCCCCCGCCTCCAGCGGCCCCTCAAGCCCGCTGCGCATCGCCTCCACATCGCGCGCAAAGCTCTGCGTATCGGCCGCACACTGACGACGAGCCGTTCTATCTCTTCATCCATCCGGATACATCTCCCGCAACCGCGCGATCGTCGCGCCATCGGGCGCAGAATCGCCCGCCCCATCCCCCCGCGCCGCCGCAAAGATCGCGTCCAGTTCCCCCGGCGTCGCCGCCCAAAACTCGCTAGGCCGCCACCCAAGCAACAACCCCGCAATCCCGGCCAGGCGCGATGCGGCGTGTGTGAATGTCGCAGCCACGCGCCCTCCTCACTGAGATTCCTGCCTTCGCAGAAATGGCTGAAACTTAATTATCTTGAGCCACTCCGCGCTAGTTTCATCACCGCATAGGCCGCCCAAACGCTTTCGCGACCCTCGGGTCAAACCTCGCGGCATGATCGACCGTCGGCCACCAGAGCGCGCGCCGATCGTCGGTCAAATAAAGGATGACCTTCAATCCGCGCTTAACCGGCGGTCCCCCTGGTCCGCAAAAATACGCAAACCGCATGGGCATGGTCACGCCCAGCTTGGCCCGCCCGGTTATCACCCGTTCGATGCGTACCTTCGCCTGCCCCTCGGAAATTTCTGTCCGGGCCGATACCCTCGGCATCCGCACATCCTCAAGTACCTCGGCGTAGACGGTAGCTACACTTTCGGGCGGAACCTGCCCAAGCTGGCCACGCGGCAAAGCACAGGCCATGGCTCCTCCCGCTATGGAAAGAACAGCAATCGCCTACGACATTCGGCATAATTGTATCATGTGGCGATAATCCCAGCTTCGGCCAATCGCGACAAGCTTTCCGCCTGAGTTGAAACCAATCTGGTCCCGTTTCCTTATGGAGGTGTTCCCACTCAAGCGCCCATCAACACCTGCCGCAATACGCTTTTCAGCACAGGGCTCGCCTGTGCCAATCCCATGGCGACCACCGCCTCGCCCACCCGCTCGCGCGTCACCGCCTCGGGCCGCGCGTCGATACAGTGCCAGAACAGGGCCGCCATCTCCGACAGCCGCATCTCCCCCGCCGCCGCCCGCTCCACCAGCGCGAACAACGAGCCAAGCTCGGCCTCCGCCGCCACCAGCGCCGCGAAGCTCGGCCGCACCGTCAGCGCCTCGCCCCCGACCATCAGCACCGCCTCACCCCGCGCGGAATTTGCGCACGTCATAGTGCGACCACCGCCCCCGAACTCTCCAGGCTCAGCGTGTAACTGCGCTCCCCATTATAATCCTCGGCATAGTCCAGCCGCGTCACCAGGAACTTGCCCCGCATCCGCTCGCCGCTCTCGAAGCTCAGTTCAAAATCGTCGATCGTGCCCGACAGCGCATGGTTGCGGATGCGCACCTCCGCCGCCGACCCGGTGAACAGCCCCGCCGCCGATACGCTGACCGACCGCACTCCTGCGCCCGACAGCAATTCGCGCCACCCGCCGCTATCCTTGCTGGTGATGTTCACCGCCTCGCCGGCGACCGACAGTTGCGTCGTCCGCATCCCCGCCACGGTCGCATAGGCGATAGGCGTATTGCCGTCGCCAACCTTCAGCAGAAACGCACTTCCCTTCTCCACCGGCATCGGATTTTCTCCCTCACTCCGTCACCCCTGCGAAGGCAGGGGTCCCGCTTTTCTCCAATCAACCGCCCCGAGTTGACTCGACAGCCGCCGCTCTCCAACCTCCACCGACATGAGACCGGCTCCGATTTTCGCGTTATTGCTTTCGCTCACCGCCTGCTCGGCCCACGACACACCCGCACCTGCCTCCGTTCAGGCCGCGCAAGCGCCCTCAGAGGCCACCCCGCCGACGCCCGCGCCAAGCCCGTCGCTGCTCGCACAACAAGGCCGCGTCACCGACGCCGCGAACATCCTCGACGAAACCGCCCGCATGGCCCTCGCCGCCCGCCTCGCTACGTTTCAGGATCGCACGCAGCACCAGATGGTCATCGCCACCGTGCCCACCCTCAATGGGGAGGATATCGGAGTCTACACACGCGATCTCGCCAACCGCTGGGGCGTCGGGCGCAAAGGGATTGACGACGGCATCGTCATCCTCGTCGCGCCGAAAGATCAGCAAATCCGCATCGCTGTCGGCTACGGCCTGGAAAAGGCGCTGCCCGAAACATTGTGCCGTGAAATCATCCAGACGCACATGCTCCCCGCCTTCGCGAGCGGCGACTTCGCCGGCGGCCTGGACAAAGGGATGACAGCGCTGATCGCGGCGATGGACGGAGGGGAAAGCCCGCCCAACAAACCGCCGTCGTCCCGGACTTGATCCGGGACCCCGCTTCTTCTCAACCTCAGGAAGAACAGCGGGACCCCGCGTCAAAGCCCGGGGTGACGAAAGGACCAAAATCACTCCCCCTCCGTTCGTGTCCAGCGTAGTCGAGACACCGCGCACATGTGTCTCGACTACGCTCGACACAAACGGCTTCAACTATGCGCGCAACGTCGATCATCCCTACGCCGCCAAAACCCGCACCCGATAATCCATGAGACAGGACCACCCCCGGTCCCGCCCTTTCACCGTCCGCGACCGCATAAATGCGACTCCCGCAATCCGCCAGCCATCCACGATCCCGCTCATGCCCCGCACCGCCCCATCCGCCAGCAGCATCGCATCCGCCAGCCGTGCCGGCGTCTCCTGCACATCGAACAGGCTGAGCGACACGCGCACCTCGCGCCCGTCGGCGTCCTTCACGCCCCAATCGCCGCCCAGGCATTCGCCGACAATCGCGTGCGGCGGCGTCGCCTTTACCGGCGTCCCGTCATAAACGCCGTTCAGCAGCGCGCTAAGCGCCCCATCCCCCGTCAACGCCGCCAGCATCGCCGCGCGCACGGCCAGTTCCGCGCTCATCGCCCGCCTCCCGCGGCCATGCGCAGCGCGAGGTCAGCCATCCAGCTTCGCATCAGCCCACGCCCCTCCAGCACGACATCATCCCCCTGAACCGTGACCACCACGCCCGGAGCCTCCTCACCGACAGCCCGCGCAATCGCCTCCCGCCGCCGCACCGCTGCCGCAGCGCCAAGCATCCGCCCCCGCGCCTCCATCGCCCGCCAGCTCATCGCAACCGCATCCGCCGCCATGGCCGCCACAGCGCCGTCACTGCCGCTGGCGGCGCGTTCAGCCCGTCCCGGTCGGTGAACATATGCGCGGCCAGCCGCACGACGCCCTGCCGCAACCCTTCGGGCAGCCCGTCCCAATCCTCCGCCATGCCGGCGACGATCGGAATCTCGACCCGACCCGCACTGCCCGGAACGGTCACCCGCACCCAGCCGTCGCCTTGCGCATCGATGTCGATCGCGTAGCTCCCCACCGGCAGCGTGAAGACGGAGCCCTCCGCCGGCACCCCGCGCAACGCCCCGATGCTGCGCACCGGCGTCACCGGCAGCCGGATCCAGCTCTCGGAACAGGGCGCGACCGCCACCCCCGCCCGCGCAATCGTCACCTGGCCGGTAAATGCCTCCGCATGGCCCAGCGCCGCGCGCAGATACTGCTCCGTCAACGCATCCTCGCCGCCAGTATCGACGCGCAGATACGCCTTCACCTGCGCCAGCGCGCCATCCAGCACCCCCGCGCCAATCGCCTCCATGACCACCGTCATTGGCGCCCCCTCTCATGGATCGTAAAATCCTCTCCCATGGGGAGAGGCAGCGAGACTTGGCGGCTCTGCCGCCTAGTCGCAGCGGCGAGGGGTTCCACCCTCTCGATAAGGCGGAACCCCCACCCCATTCGTCCCGAGCGAAGTCGAGGGACCGCGCGCAACATGCCCCCAACCCCACAGGCCAATCCCAGCCCCGTTCGTCCTGAGTAGCCATTGAGCGAAGACGAAATGGCGTATCGAAGGACCGGGGCTTGGCGCAACGATGCTTCGATACGAGCCTTCGACAAGCTCAGTCTCTACTCAGCACGAACGGAGAAAGGCGCCCGCAGTTTACAACGCCGCGAACTTCATCAGCTTGCCCCGCCTCGTTTACGAGGCGGCGAACTTCATGACCTTAATAGCCTCCGAATTCGCTATGGCCCCGCCGATCCGCTTCACCGCATAGAAATGCACGAAGGGCTTGTTGCTGAACGGATCGCGCAGGATGCTCGTCTCGCTGCGCTCCGCGATCACATAGCCATGCGCGAAATTGCCGAAGGCGATGGACAGACTATCCGCCGCCACGTCCGGCATGTCCTCCGCCTCCACCACCGGATAGCCGAGCAGCGTCGCCGGCATGCCCGCCGCCATCGCCGGCTGCCACAGGAACGCGCCGTCGCTTGTCTTGAACTTGCGGATGCGCGCCAGCGTCGCAGAATTCATGACAAAGCTCGCCCCCTGCCGATACGGCGCGCGCAATGCCTGCACCAGGTCGATCAGCCGGTCCTGCGGATTGCTCGCCGCAAAACCGCCCGCCGCGCCGCTCGCCACATATTGCAACGACCCGAACGCACGCACCCCGTCCGCCTCATTGGTGGTGGTATAGGTCAGGAAGCCCTTGGGCTTGTTCGTCCCGTTACCGCTGACAAAGGCTGCCCCCTCGGCTCGCGCAAACTCCCGCGCAATCTCGTCCGCCAGCCAGGCTTCGACATCGAACTGCGCATCGTCCAGCATCGCCTGGCTTGCGGCCGGATTGGCGAACAGCTCCCCGCGCGGCGGCGCGATCTCGTTGAACACCGGCGTCGCCGTCTCGGCCCGCGCCCCGGTTTCGTTCGTCCATCCCGACACCGTGCCACCGCTCGTCACCAGCTTGCGATAGCCCGCCGTCCCCGTCCGCACGACATTGGCGATAGAACGGATAGGCGACACGGCCTTGAGCGCCGCGTCGATCATCCCATCAATCTCGCGCGGCACCGCATAACCGCCCGCCGCATCGGTAGCGCCGGAAAAGCTCTTCAGCTCCACCCCGGCCTCAAGCCCCCGCCGCAGATAGCGCTCGACGAACGCCGTGCGCTTGGGATCGGCGGCAGCATCGCCCACGCCCTTCACCCCATCCAGCACCGGCCGCTGCGCAACCACCACCTGGGTCTTGAGCGCCCCGATATCCGCCTCCAGCGCCGCAATCCGCTCCTCCTGCAAAACCGCGTCGAACGCGTCTTCCAGTCCGTCAGCCTTCACTTCGATCATAACCCCATCTCCCGCAGACAAAGAAAAAGGCGGCCCGGAGGGACCGCCTTGGAAAATCATTCAACCTCGCCACCATCGTCATCCCGGACCTGATCCGAGATCCCGCTTCTTCCCTTCCGTCATCCTAAACGTGTTTCAGGATCTATGAGCGCCGACCTCAAGCATTGTGGCCCCGCTCGGCAGCCACTATTCCGTCCTCATGACACGACTGACTCTTGCCGAAGATGGCGCAAAGCATCTCAAGGCAGCATTTACCAACGGCAATTTGTCGGCGCTCGAAACTACATTGTCTGCATTGGAAGCAGGCAAACCCGGCATCCGGCTTTCATCATTACCCGGCCTTCGGAGCATATTGGTGGCAGATGGCTTCATCGGCCGGCACGCTGCACAGCATTTGGGACAGACCGCACAACCTGTCCGGGTGATCCTGTTCGACAAGACGCCGGAGCAGAATTGGTCGCTCGCATGGCATCAGGATCGCACGATTGCCGTCCGCAATCGTATCGACATCGCAGGCTTCGGACCATGGACGATCAAGTCAGGGATCCAGCATGTGGCCCCGCCCCAGTCCCTGCTGGATCGGATGCTGACCATCCGTGTGCATATGGATTCCACCGACGCCAATAACGCGCCCCTGCTGATCGCGCGTGGTTCACACAAATATGGCCGTATCGCCGAAGGCGAGGTTCTACCTCTGGTTGAAAACTCCCTTGTTCATGCGTGCTTGGCCGACCGGGGCGATATCTGGCTTTACGCCACGCCAATATTGCATGCCTCCGAAGCAGCCAGAATGCCACGGCACCGACGCGTGCTGCAGATCGATTACAGCGCGGACAGTTTACCTGATGGTCTCGAGTGGATGGGCATCTAACTCTCCACCCCAACCACCCGCGCCAAAGGCTGCATCGGCTGCGTCACCAAACTCACCTCCACCAGGTCGAGCGCCGTCAGCTCCCGCGGCCGCTCCCCCTTCGCCTCGCGTACCCGGTATCCGAACGACAGCCCATCCAGCGCCCCATCCTTCACCAGCGCCGCGATCCGCCGCCCCGTCGCTGTCCGCGCCGACACCCGGCCGACCACGCGCAGCCCGCGCTCGTCCTCGGCCATATGCTCGATCAGGCCCACCGGCCGGTCCGGCGCATGCTGCCACAGCAACGGCGCACGCTTCCCCTCAAGCGCCCCGAACGCCCCCCGCCGCACCACGTCGCCGCCCCGGTCCACCCGGTCGAACACCGCCGCATAGCCGGCGAAGCGGATATCGCCCTGTTCTTGCGCACCGCCGCTCACCCCTTCACCAATCCCAACAGCCCCAGCTTCACCGCAATGCCGATCAGCACCAGCGCCAGGCACCCGCGCACCATCCAGCCGATCACTGCGCTGCGCACCGCCTTCTTCGCGTCGCGCCACGCGCGCAGCAATTCGCGCAACTCGCGCAGGTCCCGCTCGGCCTTCGGGTCGGAAAGGCCCAGCCGCTCCAGCGCCCGCCCCGCGCCCAGGTCGCTCGCCTCCTCCACCAGCGCGCGGATCATGATCAGGCCGCTGCCCTCTCCCTCCGCCTGCGCCACCAGCCGCGCCAGCATGTCCGTATCGTGCATCACATCCTCCAAAGCCTTTCCCCGCGCCCCTTTCCCCACCTTGCATCCGCCGCTACACCCGCCCGATGCCATCGCCCCGCACCCTCATCGCCGCCGCGCTGCTCATCGCCGGCATTGCGCTGTTCTGGCTTTGGTGGAGCGACTATCTGCTGATCGGGGATTGCACCGCGGCGCAGGGCAAGTGGGATGCCCCCACCCGCACCTGCCTGATCGACGCCAAGACCTATCGCGTCCCCGGCTGATCCGGCCCGGACGACGGCGCCAGCCCCAGCATCTCCCGCTTCTCCTCCGCGCTCAGGAAATCCGCCGCCGCGATCCGCTCCCACTGGGTCGTGCGCTCGTCGGACAGCGCCGCCACCCGGTCCAGATCGACGCCGATCCGCACCCCCGGCATCCACGGCGCAAGCCCCTGCGCGATCCCGCCCAATATCTTGTCCGCCAGCGGCAAAATCGTCTGCCGCCACAACGCCTTGTTCGCCTCGCGATAATTGGCATAGGCATTGTCGCCGGGCAGCCCCATCAGCATCGGCGGCACGCCGAAGGCCAGCGCGATCTCCCGCGCCGCCGCGCTCTTTAACCCAACGAAATCCATGTCCGCCGGCGACAGGCTCAGCGCCTGCCAGCTCAGCCCCCCTTCAAGCACCAGCGGCCGCCCGGCATTGCCCGCGCCCTGGAACGCCGCCTCCAGTTCTGCCTTCAATCGCTCATACTGCTCGGCGCTCAGCGTCCCTCCGTCCGCGCCAGGGTCGTAAACCAGCGCGCCGGACGGCCGCGCCGCATTGTCCAGCAGCGCCTTGTTCCACACGCTCGCCGCATTGTGGATCGCCACCGCGCCCGCAGCAGCCCCCACGCAGCCCAGCCCATAATGGTCGTCGAACGGATGCAGGCTCCTGATGTGCATCACCGCCGTCCGCCCGGCCGCATCCTCGCTCGCCAGCCGCATGTCCGTTCCGCCAACGCGATAGCGATAGGCCATCGGCCACCCTCGCGCGTCCGCCTCCACCGACACCCGCTCGGGCCGCAGCGCGAACAGCTCGGCCGGCGCGCCGTCCGCCCCCGCCAATATCTGCACATAGGCGTTGCCGTGCAGCAGCACATACATGGCCAGCGTCTCCACCAGCCCCTGCCCGCCCGACCGCGCCTGCACTAGCGCCAGCGCCCTTACCCGGTCCGCGTCCCCGCCGCCATTCGCGCTCAACGGAGCGCCGCCCGCGCCCTCCGACACCAGCCGAACCGCACGCTGCGCAACGGGATTGCCCAGGATCGCCGCACGCACCTGCGCCTCATAGCTGGCGGGCCATTCCCCCAGCGCCGCGCCGCCGCCCCAGCCGCGCGACAAAGCCGGCCGCACGGATGCCCGCGCAGCCTTGGTTCCGAACCATTTCATATCGCCATTTCTCCCGCGACTCGCACCGCTAAAAGCGCCATTTTCAGGGCGATTTCGCCCAATCGGGCTGGTAATCCGTCATTTGCCCAAAGGCTGATCAACAAATTCATCAGCCAAAATAATGGACTGCCGGATTGGACCCAAAACGACGCTAATTCCGTCTATGCGGCTGTCAGCGACATCATTACGCCCGAACAATAATCTGGTCGGGGGCGACAACAGATGACACAGGGGCTCATTACAGGGCGGGAGGATATCCCGCCTGAGCGGCAGCGTGATCTGCCGCAACGTCGTTGGCTTTGGGCAGGCAATCTCTTGGCGACGATCAGCGCGTGGTTCACTTCCGCAGAAGGTCCCGCATGCTGCCATCTCTGCGGCCACAGGGAACTTAGCCCGACGGACAGCGCGCCACGATGCGCCTGCGACCCCATACTCGACGAGTGGTGATCGATTACCCTCTCCCTTGGGAGAGGATATGAAGACTTGGGCCACCGGCCCTAGTCGCAGTTGGAGAGGGGCGCTCCGCTATGAACAAGGGAAAGCCCTTCACCCACCTTGCCCGACATCTCCGGACCAATCCTACCGACGCGGAAAAGCGCCTCTGGCATCATCTGCGCGCCCATCGCCTAGATGGACATAAGTTTAAGCGTCAGGCCCCCGTTGGCAACGCCATCGCTGACTTTCTCTGCGATACTTCCAGGCTCGTCATCGAATTGGACGGTGGCCAGCATGCGCAATCGGAAAAAGACGCTGCCCGCACCGCAATATTGGAAGCAAACGGTTAGACTGTCCTGCGCTTCTGGAATCATGACGTGCTGCAAAATACAGAAGGCGTTCTTGAGGAAATCCGCAGAACTTTGCGTATTGCCATAGGCCGCCAACCCCTCTCCAATTCCGACTAGGCCTGTGGCCAAGTCTCCATATCCTCTCCCCAAGGGAGAGGATAGCGGAAGCTAGGCTGCCCGCCGCCTAGCGAAATTCGAGAGGGGCTCCGCGCTCGGAAACACGCGCAACTCCCGCACCCATCACACCCCCCAAACCCGCGGCGTCGCAGCCCTCTTCCCCAGCATCAGTTCCGTCAATACCCACACCAGCGCGTCCGCCCGGTCCGGCGAACGCCCCGGCCCCTCGTAGCCGCCGCCGATCACCATCCCGCACATCTCGTCCTCCAGCGCGGGGAACGCGCCGCGATGCCACACCCGGCCTGATTCGTAGAGCGCGGACACCGGTTCGGCGCGCGCGCTCTTGCTCCGCGTGGCGTGTACCAGCTTCACCGGCAACCCGACATCCACCGCGCGCAGCACGCTTTCGACCATCGCGCCGCCATTATTGGCCTCCGCCACCACTCGGTCCGCACCATGCGCCGCCGCCGCGCCCGCCACAGCCCGCGCCCAGCCTTCCGGCCCCAGGCCCGATACGCTGGCATCGGCGATCACATAGCCCCGGCCATCCGGCGCCACCCCCGCCACCACGATGCCGCACGCGTCTCCATCGGTCCCGGCGGGCGGATCGACGCCGACCACGACCCGCGCCAGCGCCGGTTGCCCGCCATTTCGCCCGTCATCGGCCACCGGCACATGCAACACCCGGCATCGCTCGATCAGGGCGCGCGTCCACAATGCGCCCTCCACATCCATCAGCAATTCGCCGTCCAGCTCCTGCCGCCCCAGCCGCGTCCCCGCATAGCTCCCGTGCATCGCATCGATGAAGGCGGGGGGCAGGTTGGCGCGATTGTCATCCGTCCGTCCCCGCGTCACCGTCACGCCGCCGCCGGTCGCCGAACCCGCCTGCGCCATCAACCGCCGTACCAGGGGGACCGGGCGCGGCGTTGTCGTCGCCAATATGCGCGGCGCGGACCCCAGGCGCAGCGGCATTTCCATATTATCCCAGGCCGCCTCGCCCATCGGCCATTTGGCGATTTCGTCTGCCCATGCATGGCTGAACGCCGGGCCGCGCATTCCCTCCGGCCCCGCGCCGAAAATCTCCGCCTGCGCGCCGGATTTCCACACCAGCCGCCGCAGCGCCGGCTGCCACAGCGGCCTGTCCCACCAGGGCGACACCGCCAGCACACCGCTTTCGCCCTCCACCATCACGCTGCGCGCCTCATGCAGGTTAGCGCCGACAAGGGCGATCCGCGCCGACCCGTCCGTCTCCGCGATCCCGCGCACCCATTCCGCACCGGCCCGGGTCTTGCCGAACCCGCGCCCCGCCATCATCAGCCAGACGCGCCCGCACCCGACGGGTTCGCGCTGGTCCGGGCGACCGTGCAGCGCCCAGTCATAGGCTGCAAAGCGCAGCGCCTCGGGCGTTACGCCCGCAAAGGCTTCCAGCAAGGCGTCGTCCGGCAGATATGCCCAGCTTTCAAATGGCGACAGGCTCATTCTGATAGTGTCCGGTTTCGAATGGTTATGCGTTCTTCCATTCCGTCATCCTGACGAAAGTCAGGATCCATTCGGCGCTACCGTTGAGAGGATGCGCCCACAAAACTGAATGTCGATAAGGCCTAAAGCTGGTTTTGCTCAGGCTTTGATGCAACCCGGTCCGTCGCGCCGTCCGATGAACCATTCGACACCCCTGCGGTAATCCCCAGCCTTTTGCGCACCTGAGCAATCCGCTGCAGCAGCCCGGCGGTCAGCGCCGTTCCCTGAACGGCGTCGGCGTCGCATTTCTCTCTGTGGCGCTCCACGCTTGCCTGATGCGCCTTGTATAGGCCCATCATCACTTCCAGCGGATAGGCATGCCGTATCTTGGTGCTTTTGATTTCTGCGTCCCGCGCGCCCTCGCGCACCGTCTCCGTCACTTCCGTGCCGAACCGGCACTGGCGCATCAGGGCCATTTCCAATTCTGCAAAACCGGTTTCCAGCGCGTCGGCCCATTCTTTCCTGAAACCGGCATCGCGCTTTCTGAACTGGTAGACGGCGCTGGTGGTAATATCCAAGGCGCGCGCCGCTTCCGTGACGTTCGCCGTCGCCTGCAGCACTTCAAGGAACTTTTTGCGACGCGTTTTCGTCCACCCTTTCTCGCGCGATTTGCGAACCTGCGCCACCGTGCCCCGCGCGGTCGTCTGGAGACTGAGCTGTCGCTCCTTTTTCCTGTCCGCCAT